CGTGAACACGGTATCGATGACAAACAAGCTCTTCCGTTGCCTGAAAAGAAAGAAGAGCCTGCAAAGATCTTTTATCGGTTGGGGCTAACTGACAACAACCGTGTTGCGTTCAGTATGGGCTACAGTGAAATCACAATGAACGCATCGGGTTGTCAACAAATGATTGATCAACTAACATTCTTCCAAAGTCAACTACACGACGAAGGCGGACCTACAGATGATCCAGATGGTGGTGAACCTGTGCCAGTTCCAGAAGAACATGTAGAAGCCAAAGCTAAAAAGGCCGCATAATGTTATACAACGAAATTGAACTAATGGAAATGGCTCGTGATTATGAAGCCATGGAAGCTCAAGCGTTACAGGATGCAGAAGAGTTGCGTCAGTTGCGTGAGGGTGAACGTATCATCGTACCACACAATGTGGAACATGCACAGACTATGTTTAAGTTGGCTTGTTTCTATTTGACACAGCATGATCCAGAATTTAAACTAAGGATGACTCATGAGTGGTAGAGGTATTATTGCAGAGCAACCACCAGAAGTTTGTGAAATGTGTGGTAAAGTAGATGAGTGTCGACCTTATGGCCCAAACGATGAAAACATCTGTTTTGAGTGTGCTATGAAAGACGAAGAGACTACTCGCCGCAAAATGGAAGCATATATCTTTGGAGATGAATAATGAAATTGTTAGAATGGTTTCGACAACACAATAATGAAATAACTTGGTGGATTATCGGTTGGATGTCTTTTGCAACCCTGGATTCTATCTTGAGAGAAAACTGGGGATTTGTAGTCCTCGACGTTGTTCTGATTTATATTAACTACAAACTTTGGAAAAATAATAATGCCTAATTTAGTGCCAATGGTCATTGAGACCGAACCAAAAGGTGAACGTGCTTACGACATTTACAGTCGTTTGCTCAAGGACCGTATTGTAATGCTTGATACGGATGTTAACGAGCATACATCGAGCTTGCTGGTTGCTCAGTTGCTCTTTTTAGAGAGTCAAGGTAATGAAGACATTAACTTGTTTATTAATAGCCCTGGGGGGTCCGTTACTGCTGGCCTTGCTATTTACGATACCATGCAGTTCATTAGACCCGATGTCGCCACATACGTTATGGGACAAGCCTGTAGTATGGGTAGCTTCCTTGCTCAAGCCGGCGCACCTGGAAAGCGTTTTGTCCTGCCAGAATCACGCACTATGATTCATCGTGTTAGTTCGGGCACTCCTGGCACACGTGGTAGCGTTCACGTACAAGAACTAGAGTTCGAAGACGCAAAACGCAGTTTTGAAGAAAGTAAGCGTATTAATCAGCGTTTGACAGAGTTGTATGTTAAGCACAATACCGCGGGCAAAACGTATGATCAGCTGTTTGAAGCTATGAAATTTGATACGTTTTTGAGTGCGGCTGAAGCTGTAGAATACGGGCTGGCTGATAAAGTCATTGATAAACGCCCATAAAGTGCGTATATAACGAAAAGCCGTAGTACACTATAAATAGCTATGTCTAGGAGTGTACTATGGCCCAACTACCATTTAATTGGTCGGAAATAACCCGCAGTAATCTGTACTCTATGTTCTATTCGCTTAACAGCGAAATAGTGGGCAAAGAGCTATCCCCTAGCCAAATACAAAAACGTATTATTCGCCACGTAAAGGCGCATATACCAGTCAAACTTAAAAAGTGCTTATACGCACCAACCACTAAAGGCTATGTTTTTATGGGTGGTGTTTATTACAGCAATTTGGATCGAAAAGGCAAGCCTGCAATCGAAGTCAATTTTAACTATAATCCAACCGATAAAAAGTTAAAATTAACCAATCATCGTTTTAAACGTATGGCTGTTCGATTTGCAGATGTTATGCTACACGAAATGATCCACATGCGTCAGTTCCGTGCTCGTAACTTTAAAGACATTCCTGGATATCAAAGTACAGCAGAATATGCCAAAGAGCGTAAGAAGCAAGAGTACTATGGTGACAGAGATGAAATGGGCGCACACGCATTTAATTGTGCTTGCGAACTGTACGATCGTTTTGGCTATGATCCTACTACCATTGCCCACTACTTGGATTCAAACCAATGTCGCAAACATAAAAATTCCACATGGAATGATTATTTGAAAGCATTTGATTGGAATCACAATCACCCAATTATACGCAGAATGAGAAATTTAATTTTACGTAATTTGGAAAATGCTTACTACGGCAAGCCATTTAAGACAACAAATCACTTGACTTACTGATAACTAGACTGTATAATATTAACATTAACAGTTAATATGGAGTCTAAATTGAGCGATCCTTGCTACGCAGTCATTTCCACTTTGGAAGATCACCCTAGTCGTTTGAACAAAGAAGCTATTATTCTTGCCCAAGCAGAGGCAGGCAATAAAGAATTCTTTGAAGGTTGTCGACTTGCTCTGGATTCCATGATTACTTTTGGACTTAAACAAATACCGGAGAAAACAGATGAAGATGGCCCTGGCTTATCTTGGGACAGTTTTACTCTCGCTCTTACTGGTTTTACTACTCGCAATGTCACCGGTAATACAGCGAGGGATATGATACAAACGATGATGAAGTCTGCCACTAAGAAACAGTGGAATGGCTGGTATCGTCGTATCCTAATTAAAGACTTACGCTGTGGTGTAAGCGAAAAAACAATCAACAAGGTAGTGGAGAAGAAGTATGCTGACTTTAGCATTCCTGTTTTCAGTTGTCAACTTGCTCATGATAGTGCAAACCATGAGTCTAAAGTTACAGGAAAAAAATATATCGAAGTTAAACTTGATGGGGTTCGGGTTATCACTATTGTTCGCAGTGACGGCCGTGTCGATATGTTTAGTCGCAATGGTAAAGAGTTAGTAAACTTTCCGCATATTGCAGAACAGATTAGTGCTGTAATTAAAAAGCACGGTACTACTAAAAATGTTGACTTTGTTCTAGATGGTGAAATTATGTCGTCTAGTTTCCAAGACTTGATGAAGCAAGTACACCGCAAGGACAATGTTGAAGCAGGTGATGCTGTTCTTAACTTGTTTGACTTTTTGCCACTTGAAGATTTTGAAAAAGGTGGATGGGACAAGCGACAAGAAGACCGTAGTGCTATGCTTTATTACTGGCACAAGACTTACAAAAACGAAATGCCTAATGTGGCAGTAGTTGGGCATGAGCTTGTAGACTTGAATACCGATGAAGGCCAAAAGCGTTACAAAGAAATTAATGCGGCGGCAATTGCCGGTGGATATGAAGGCATTATGCTCAAAGATCCAGAGGCGGGATATGAATGTAAGCGTAGTGTAGCATGGCTCAAACTCAAACCGTTTATCGAAGTTTCGTTGGCTGTTGTAGCAGTTGAAGAAGGTACTGGTAAAAACGTAGGTAAGCTAGGCGCATTGGTATGCGAGGGAGAGGATGATGGACGTAGAATTCGTGTTAACGTGGGCAGTGGTTTTTCCGATAGCAATCGTGATGACTACTGGAACAGTCGTGATGAACTGGTTGAAAAAATCGTTGAAGTCCGAGCAGATGCGATTACCCAAAATCAGGACGGCACTTATTCTTTACGTTTTCCACGATTTCTCCATTTCAGAGGCTTTAGCAATGGCGAGAAAATATAATATCAAACGTTCTATGCACAAGGACATGATCTACGGTGCGTTAATGGAACTAGTTAAAAATCGAAATGTTTGGCATGAAAGTACTGTCAGTGTGGAGTACAGTCACTTGACAGACGAAGGCAAGGATGCTATAGTACATGTTGTTGAAGAAATGTTCCGCGGTATGCAGACTATTCAACAACAGGAAATTAAAGAAGAAGCAAAGAGACAGACCCTGGAAAGTTTAAAGTGAGACTACTAAAGTGGGCATTCCTAGTATGGACAGTATGTGCTACATTACTGTTCCGATTAGCCATGTCAAACGCCGAAGCAGAACCAACTCACGCTAAAACATTCTGTGCTTACAATAGAATATTTGTAGAATTCGAACAGGGCAAGCGAGTGTGGGGTGCGCTAATGTTAGACTACCAAGGCTTGCCTATACCCTGTTCAGAGCACGACTTAGAAGAAACTGATAATAATATAAAAGGAATAATATGAATCCATTCCGCGATCAAGAAAAATTCATGAAAGCATGTGACCAAACAACTGACAATTGGAACGTTGAACAGTTCAATTTGTATGTTGACTTAATCGAAGAAGAATACAATGACGAATTGAAAACGGCAATTAAGAACTGTGATAACGTTGAAATTTTAGATGCGTTAGTTGACATTCTTGTTGTAACTATCGGCGCACTACACAGCATGGGTGCTGATGCAGAAGGCGCATGGAAAGAAGTTATGAAAACTAACTTTGCTAAAATTGGCGAAGATGGTAAAGTTCGTAAGCGTGAAGACGGTAAAGTGTTGAAACCAGTAGGCTGGGTTCCACCAAATTTAGAACCATTTGTAAAGAAGGAAAAATAATATGTTTGCATCAACTGGAGTTATTCGTTCAGCAAGTCAAATCAATCAAGCCATGGGCCGTGTTTATGGTTACATGGGTCTTGCTGTATTGGTCAGTATGTTTACAAGTTTTCAAGTTGGTACAAACCACGACTTGGTACAATTCTTTTTCACAGGAATTATGCACTGGGTTGTGATGTTTGCTCCACTTGTGTTTATATTCCTAGTCCCAATTCTTATTAATTCAGGAATTGGCAGAACGGGTAAAGTCCTAACACTTGCGGCATTTGCGGCAGTAATGGGCTTGAGTTTTGCTGTCATCTTTGCTGTCTATACTATGTCTAGTATCTTTACAGCGTTCATGGGTGCGGCAGTATTGTTTAGTACTATGAGTTTCTACGGATACTTTACTAAACAAAGTTTGGATTCGATTGGTAAGTATTGTTTTATTGCACTAATTGCCATTATCATTGCCAGTATTATCAATATTTTTATTGGTAGTAGTGTGATGCAAATGATTATCAGTGCTATTGCTATTGTTATCTTCTTGGGCTTGACTGCTTACGATACACAGCAAATTCGAGAAATGGTTACTTACGACAACGATGACGGTGTTGAAATTATGGGCGCACTAACCCTGTACCTAGATTTTATCAACTTGTTTATTAACCTGCTTCAATTGTTTGGAGTAGTAAAACCTAGTGATGATTGATGTATAAAGTAAAATATTGGTTACTTGGATCTTTGAAATCGAAAAAGTTTAACTCATTACACGATGCAGTTATGTTTTCGGTTTACAAAGCACCCTTTGAAAGTATCCACGAAATTTATAAAATAGAGGATTAACATGGCAACGCATTACTGGTCTTGTAGTAAATTTGCAGATTGGCTTCGTGGCACGCCTAAGCTCAACATGGGCACCAGTGAACAGTGGGCAGAGTGGGAACGCACCGCTCAAGGCTACAGCCGTATACGCTATTGGCTGGCGGAAGAAGGATTAGACTATGTTTCAAAAGTCGTATATTTTATCCCAGATACGATCCACTCCATTAAGTATTATATTAATAATCGCTGGATCACTCGTAGTCACGCTCTTACTGCCCATCCTCGCGATATTAAACCTGGATCTTGGTGCGATGTGGGGAATCGTTTTCTCCCTTGCCTATTTAATGAGCTACAGGATTTTGTGGAAGTGGAACTCGCCTGGTGGCACCTTGCCTGGAACGCAGAAGAAAGACCCAAGTACAACATGCCATGGTGGGCAGTTGGATGGTGGCGAGTCCGTACATGGCGTTGCCCGCAAGCTGGATTGGACAACCTCGAGTGGCAACGACAGCTTCGTTGGCAACCAGACGAAGTTGGGCCCGACTCAGACAGCGTGGGCAAACTTACGCCGCAAGCAATTAAAGCACAAGAGATTCTTGATTTGTACACATGGTGGACACAAGTATATCGTAATCGTCCAGAGCCAATGGAAGCAAGTGGATGGACTGCTTATTGTGAAGCCGCACGATTGGCTAACGGTGGCAAGCTAATGTTCAGTAGCGATAAGACTCCTGAGCTTAAAAAGATGAGCGATAAAGCGCACAAACTACTTCGTAAGATTGAAGCCGCTTACGAGAAAGAAGATGAACAAATGATGATTCGTCTTATTAAGGTACGTCACGGTCTATGGACATAGACATTATTCACGATCCACAAAAAGAAAAATGGATTGTTGAAGTTTGGGAACCCATGACTCCCGACTGGGAGTTTAGGGAACCCTACCCAGAAGAAACTTACCTAGAAGTAAATCAATGGTGTATCGATACATTAGGATATCATGCACGTACTGCCTATCATGTTTTTGAATTTGACAAAGAATCGGACTTGAATTGGTTTGTACTGCGATGGGCATAACTACAATATGACTGATAAAATTATATGGCTAAGACAAGCAAAACAAATACTAGACAGAACCGGTCCAGGTATGTGTTTGGCAAAATGGCTACAAGTAACACTACATTTACAAAACGGACATACGCATAGTTGTCACCACCCCAACACTCATAAGATTCCACTCGATGAAATTGCTGTAGATCCGAGTGCGCTTCACAACACTAAATTCAAAAAAGAACAGCGTAAAATGATGATGACTGGCAGTAGGCCAGAAGAATGTCATTTCTGTTGGCAAGTAGAAGACAATGCTCCTGCTGACAGCGATGTTTTTAGTGATAGGATTTATAAAAGCACCGATGACTGGGCAGGCAAAGAACAATACTTTAATGTTATGTTGGCTGGGTGGGAACAAAACATCAAGCCTACTTACCTTGAAGTAAGTTTTAGTCATGCTTGTAACTTTAAATGTGCTTATTGTAGCCCTCATATATCCAGCAAATGGATGGAAGAAGTTGAAAAGTTTGGTGGATACCCAACTACATTAAACTACAATAACCTAGATCATACCAAGCACCAAGACAAAATGCCTATTCCTGTTAAGGAATACAATCCTTATGTTGAAGCATTTTGGAAATGGTGGCCTGAAGTATACCCAACACTACACACTTTCCGTATTACTGGCGGTGAACCGTTAATGAGTAAAGACACCTTCAAGGTGCTTGACTACATTATTGAAAATCCTAACCCTAATATGGAGTTGGC